AGCAGGAATACCTGCTGATGCAGCAGCGGCAGCGGCAGCATCAGCAGGTGATAGAGGCTCGGTGATCGGATCTTGTGCAGCCTGCTGTGCAGCAATGTTTTGCTGCTCTTGAACATACATCGGGCCGATGCTGCTCATGAGATGCTGCTGGTTCTCCATGCAGAACACATATGAACCTGAGTGACGGAGAAGTACACGCTTGTCAACCCAAATCTTGCCGCCTAAATCCCTAAGGTTCTCGCAAAAAGTCCAATCCTCGCTGTAGTAACGATTCTGACGTACAGCAGTATCAAAGTATGTCTTTAGATATTGATCATACTTTGGATCAAGACCAATGTCATTCTTATACTGCTTGACTGCTGGGTGAGAATTTAACTTCTCAAATACATGCTTCTTCATGAGAAGGAAGCCAGTGCCTGCCTTAGAGACTTCTTGAAGACCATCAGGACCTTCTTCAGCACCTTCAAACCCGTTGACGACCCACTTGATCGGCATCGTCTTCATCGGATAAAGACCACCGATGACATCAACATCACGATTTAGAAGGACTAGCAAATGCCAGGGTTCCCAACCGATGTCCGCGTCAACGAAGAACAAGTGAGTTGCTTCAGGCATGTCTAAGAACTTTGCCGTTAGCGTATTACGAGCGCGGCTGATGAGAGATTCATTAACCATAGTCTCTAAGGTCCAATCAATACCAAGTTGACGGGCAGTGTTTGCCCACTTGATGAATGACATGAATGTAGATTCAGTCAACATGCCACCGTAACAAGGCATTGCGATATGAACCTTAGTTGTACGTAAGAAATCTACGTTGACTTGAATCTGGCCTTCTTGCGGAGCTTGTTGCTCGGCAGCAGCCTGTTCTGCGATCTCATGAATCTTCTCAACCGGAACAGTCTTTTCTTCTGCTGCGGCTGCCTTCTTAGTGTTTGGTTTACGTGCCATTTAAGTCCTCTTCTGTTGTAAACTTATAATGATATTTACATCAGTAGAAGGTAGTGAAATTATTTTTCTTCTAGATAATCGTTGTTTTGAGATATATTAGTGTTTGATTGGGCATTTTTTTTCATGCCAATAATTGCCTCTATATTTGGCAAAGATGTTTCAAACTTTAATGCCAATAATGTTTGTACCTTATTATACGAGTCTGCTTTATTAAACAACAACGTCACTGTAGTTAGATTACCAACGGATCTACTAAGAGGATAAGTTTCTTTTTGACCTGAGTTTCTTTGGGCAGTACATGTGCCATTATCTTTGCTCAGTAATGTTACTACCTCAGGTGCATGTGCAGGAGACACATGATCATTGATCAATACCAACGGTACAAGAATACATTTTTTATTAAGTTTAACATTATCAGACATGTTTACTAATGATTTGAAATAAGAATCTATTTCAGGATCATTTGCTTCTGTTAGCACCGTATTTCTAGTAAAAAATGCCTCTGTTATCCTAAGTCTAGTATCCATGTCTTCAATGTAGTTGTAGTCAGACCAATCAAAAGTGGTCTCGTTTATCTTTTGTTTTTTTATCCAATTATCCGGAATCATATGATGCTTCTTCACGAAATCATTGTGTAACTTATCACCAGTAAGATGGTATTCTTTGCAGACGACTTGCATCATCTTGTCTATCTTATCGTAATCAAGTTTTATGCCGCGTTCTTTGGCTTTCAATAATGCTTTCTCTAGCATTTCTACTGCCCCTGGCTTTTCCTTACCAGTGACATGCGTAGGTTTCATATCACCTTCGTTTATACGAGAAGCGAAAAGTTCTTCATACGGGTATATAGTAGCGATATCTTTTGCTAGTGCTTTGTCTAACTTAGCATTAGGTAGGTCACCTGCTTTGAGTTTTCTAGCACCCGTCGCATTAGCCATCTCATTTTTATTGAAACGGCTTATTATGGCTTTCAATGAACTGGCAGGTCCGTCAAAATCGTGATAGACTCCGTTTTTTTCAACCACTGCATGTTGTGCTATGTTGTTTTTATCAACAAGAACAACAATATTTCCTCCTATACGATTTTTAATGACTTCAGCCGCAGTTAGACATCCACCATCAAATGGACCTGAGTCAAGATGATTAATGAATAGTTCATATATTTTGTCTTTGTCATATTTGGGTTTTACAGCAGCTTCGCTGAGTTGCTTTGATGCTTGATTGAACATACGAATAAGAGGTATCTTTTCATCAACCGAGATAGATTCAGAAACAATGAGTGGCTGAATACGCTGTATGAATTCTTTTAGTTTACGACCTTTTGGCTTTGGAGCGTGAAACTGCGTGAGATTTTCTTTTGCCACACGCATCATATGTAATACTTCTTCATCGCTGATTTTAGGACTGATTGCTTGTCTCCAGACGGCAAATTGTTCTTCTTTAGTTGCGTTCGGATTCATTAATATCTCGCGCATGGGTGTTGCTCTAGGTCCTTCATGATAGTCAGGACTTTCTGTATCGCTTCCGGGAGCCTTCGTATCTTGTCTGCTCATTATAGTCAAGCTATCTAATCCGAATTTTTTATAGGGTTCTGTACCTGATTTATCAGGGCGGGTGAGATAACCAAATGCTTCTTTCTGATCAGCACCAACTACAAGCGTCACGTCAGTATATCCATTAGAAGCTAATGCAGCTAATTCATCGTTTAGATTAGTTTTAAGTTGAAACATATCCGCATATTTAGGGAATTTCTTCCTATAAAGTTCCAACTTCATTTCAGGTGGAATAGGATCATCTTTACCGAAACTGCGTGATATGATAAAGAACGGTGTCGCATTAGTCTTTATTGCCTGATGCAATACTGCGATGACAAGAGCATCATGTCCGGTGTGTCCCATGCCACGACCCCAGCCTACTACGGCTGATTTACCTTGCTGTGCTTCAGTTATAGCTGTACCTGTATTAAGTACTGATTCCTTAGGAGACCAATTCTTTTGGTCAATTGTCTTTATGAATTGTCCAGGGATATCATAGTCAAATTTTGCGCCAGGGTGTGCTTGTGCATATCCTTCTGGCTTAGTCTGCTTGATTCCACCATGTAATCCTTGACTCAACTCGTCAATCAATAGTTTCTTATGAATACCAAGGGCTTCTATCGCACCTAGCGTCGTTTTTAACCCTTCTTTATCAGAGAGTAAAGTCTCTGCTTTTTTCGCACTTAGATTTGACTTAGCCCAATCTGGAAAATCATTTACCAATCCCTCAGTGCGTAGATGTTTGTTTAGATATGAATATAGTTCTCTACCTGGATTGCTCATACCTGGCTTAGGAGCAAGATAGTCGTCAATCTTTTTTGCATTAGTCTTGATGAATGCTTCTAGCCTATCTAATCCTTTTTGATCTACTTTTACTGGATCCTGCACATAAGTCGTGCCCTGAACAATCACATCCGGTGTACTCAAACTTGCTGCATCTGGATAACGCTGCTCATCGGATGATCCTAATGTGGGGAAATATCCTGTAGCAGCTACCATTACCTTTGCCTTAGCAATTCTCTTGCCTAGCTCGCTATCTGCTGGTACATGGAATGTCGTGATATTAGGAGTAAAGTCGTAAGTATTAGTCTCTTTAGTATATATAGGCATAGCAGACACACCGTCTGGTTTAGTGCCTGGGTAGAATAACAACCCGCCTTCTATATATCCTTGCTTAGGACTAATCTGTTCAAAATAAGGCCATAGACTAGCAAACTGTTTAGCGAACACTTCTCTCGCTTTTGGATCTCCGCTACCGGTACCTAACACAAATGATTTCACATCATTCGGGTTTCTCATGACTGTAGGGGCACCTGACGATGTTTGTGTTTTTCCGCTCTTTAGATATGCCCATGCATTTTTAGGAATCATGCTGAAGTTACCTGTTTCATCACGACCCCAATATACCACTGGCATACCGTCCCATTTGAGTTCTATAGTTCCGCCTTGCTCAGCCATATTACGCAATCTTTGGATTGCGTGTAATCCCCCGTGTGACCCGTGACTCAACACCAAATCTTCAATATGCTGATACTTACGACCTACTTTAGATGCATCTGCTTCTGTCAAGATAGTTTTTATTTTCATCTCAACCGATCCAATGTATTACGGAACCACTCACTGCTACCTTCAGCAATCGGGTCTTCAATAGCGTACTTCTGCTTGATAGCCTTATATTTTTCAGGATATGATTGTAATGCCTTCAACAACTTTGTTGGATTACCCATATCATCTGCTGAAGCAGTTGGTCCTATGATGATCTTAGCGATCTCATCTTTATCATTCGTGATCAGTTCTTTGTTTTCTCTATCCACTAGACCCTTATAAGGACTCATCATGAGACTAGTATGTCCAGGAATACTACTCATGTTCGCTAGATCAGCCCACATTGCGTGTAATGTTCCGCCCTTCATATTTGGATCAGAATAGTCGTGGGTGTGCAATGGCTGTGCTGCTTTTGCATTTTCTACAGCCATCAGATCCACTTGAACTACCTCATCACCAACACCAGTGGGGACACCAACGTGTATGCTGACACCAGTCCTTGCTGCGAACAGACCTTTACTCTTAAAGTAATCTTCTAGTTCTTTTCTACTTAATTTAAGCTCCTTTGCAGGAAATGCCCTCATCAATTCTTCTGCATCAACGAGGGCATCGATATCACTTGATATCTCTTTCTTCCCTGCACTACCGATAGGATATAGATTTAATCCCTGCGGTAGGATATCCTGAAGGTTTTTCATAGCCGCAGCAAAGTTTTCCCTTTTGATAGGGACTGCACCCGGCACAACATTTCCACCTTCAATTAGTATCATCATAATAGTTAACCTTAAATGTATTTATTAAAAACGACTGCTATTCTGTATTGGATAATTCATGATATTTATTTTCAATATAAATTCCATCACCTCGTAGAATAGAAAACCTCTCCATGACCAATTTTTTTAAATCTTCTTGTAGAGTGTCAAAATCTATCCATTTTTTCCAAACCCAATACCATAGATAACCGTAAACCAATCCTCTTAAATCACCATACAGTTGATATTCAGTATTTTTTGTTAAGAACCAAAATGATTTTGGTATAATCTTTTCTTTAGATAAGCCAAAATTTATCATTTTTTGCCTATTTCTAATCATCTTAGGAAGCAATATGTCATGCATTCTGTCTCTAAAATCTTCATTATAAAGAGCAGAAATACGAATAGTGTTTTCTACTATTCCTTGTATCCGATCTTCAACGTCAGGCAACGAATCAAAACTATAGTCAAACAGTTCATCATATAATTCAAGTCCATAATTATCAATTAAAAATTTATGATATCCCGGACTACAAAGTGATATGAAAGGTTTCAGTGTGGCTATGCTTTTTATTGTTTTTTCTGTCATAAACCATCCTTCAGTCTTAATGCTAGATTCTGACACAATGTCAAAAAATCCTCTCATAAAACTTGGGGGCAGGCCATGATTAGATGCGAAATTTTCTAATTCTTCGTTTTCATCCTTCAGTCGTGTTCCATCATGATATTTCCACTGATGCATGTCTGGATAAGCAAAGGTTACAACGCCGTAATTTAAAAGATCATGTTGAACTAGGGTGTCTACTAGCAATCCTCTTTCAGTTCTATACCTATGGTTATACGAAGTATACACTTTATCTGCTAATAGATGCGTTTCTTCATAATTTATATCACTTTTAACATGGTTAATTAATATATACCTACTGTTTTGATAAAATCCAGCAGTTGCTTCAGTAATAATATTAGGTCTAACTTCTTTACCATCTGGATTACTTATTAATAGATTAATAATTTTATTGTTTTCTAGTAACCAG